AAGATTGGATTTTGAACTCGTAAGATTATTAAAATGTGGAGAAGCATATAAGAATGGTGTAATGTTCCATCCAGAAAGTCCTTACTACAAAGTTTGTGCAGATGTTGTTGTGAAATATCCACGAGTTGAGGACGTAGTAAATGGAACCAATAAAACCAATTGATACTTCTAGTTTAAGACCTATAATCGGAAATAATCCGATTAATGTTCCAAATTCAAACATCAATAAAATTGCTGGTCCTTCTGTAATTTCTACTATAGAGAAACCAGCAATTCGTGATGTTGAAGCACCAGTAGTTCGTGGGTTAGAAGTTCCTATTGTTGATGTACCAAATACAAGAATACCGTATCCAGTCATTAATGTACCAACTCAAGCAGAGTTTGATGCTGCAGTAAAAGCAGAAAGAGAAAAACAAAAACAGGAAGAAAAACCAAAAGAAAGAGGATTACCAGATACCTCTACTCCCCAACTGCCTCAGATTGCTCAAACTCCCCCACCTCAAGTGCCGATTGCTGAAATACCAGCAGACAAACCTACTACTCCAACCTTTACTATAAATGGAATCGATATTAATTTACCTGACCCTTCTCTTGTTGCTACGGCTGGTGCTGTCGCAGTAGTCACAACTGCTGCAACGATAGCATCCACAACTGTTTTAAATGCTCTGAAGAATGCTGCCGAACCACTCATCAAAGAAGCAACAAAGAATAAGTTCAAAATTAAAATCAAACAAGTTAAACCAGTTCTACATTATGTCCTAGCAGAAGGTGGGCATGTAGATGTTTTTGAATACTCTGCAGAAGGAACTCGTTTAGTAGAGCAAGTAACTAATGTTGAGCAATATATTCGTGACCAAGTTGAAATCAATGCTCTCTACGAAATTGATAATAAAATCATTATTGACGATGTAATCAAAGATAAGTTCACAAAAGAAGGCAAAGAAAGATTTAAGTCTCTCTTTGCCCCTGCTAAAAAAATTGCTAAAAAATTATCAGCTAAGTTCTCAATCTGAAGTAAATTTAGAAATAATCCACACAACAATCATTGCTGGCAATTGAACTACAACGTTATAAAGAATTTCTAGAAAGATATTATCCTTCTCTTCTTTACGTTTATCCTTTGCTGGTGCCGTGGTCATTGTGTAACACCTTAAACAAATCTTTACTATTTAACAAAGAAACATCAAATTGTAAAGATTTTTTGCGGCCTTTTCGTGCTGGTCTCCTAACAAATTATTTTTTCCCTTTCAACTTAAAAGCAGCATCGCCAAGAAAAGAACCAACTGCAAGAATGAGAACTTTGGAATAGGCATCACGACTTGTACTCTCTAGTTCTACTTGCCCTTCTGTTCTAATCGCAACAGACTCAACAGCAGAAATCATCAATGCAGCCCAGATAATGATGAATAGTCTAACAATATTAAAGTAAATCACTTTTTCCTTTTTGCTAGAAGTTCATCAAAGTTCTTTTTCTTTGTTCCACCATCATAATTCCAAGCATATCCTTCAACAATCATCTGATTATTCAGAGAAGTCTCTTCGCCATTGATAAACAAGTGTCCTATAATTCTTCCATATTTCTCTGTGGAATCTGGAAGTTCGGTCTTGATAAGAATGTCTTTTGCATTCTCACAACGCTTCTTCAACCAATCTTTTGATTCAAGTCCGTATTTCTTTTCGTTCGCGTCAGATGTTCGGCTTTCTGGGGTATCAATACCAGCAAGGCGAATCCGTTTAGTAAGAGATATATCGAACCCCAAATCAATATCAGCGTCAATAGTGTCTCCATCGACTACCTTATGGATTGAGCGAATACGATATATGTATGGATCTTGGTTTGACATTAGAAAGGAAACTTAATACTCCCATTATTTAGTTTAGGGATAGGTAGTTTCTCAAATGCTTTGTTAACCTGCTTCTCTGCAACAGCACCAACAAATGCTTCTGGATTATCTAAAATCTTTTGCGCTTTCTGGTAGGTGATATAAGCACCTACACCAATAGCAGCACTAATGCCCAGACTTGTGATTGATAGAATTAGACTCAGATGTTTCATTTTTCATCTCCTCGTTTGCTAATTTTAGTATGTAGTAAATGATGTATGCGGTAAAGGCAAGTCCGCAAGATAAAATTATTACAACACCCCAAGGAAACTCAGACATCAATACTTACCTTCAGTGCAATACTGTGCTTTTTTATTTGGATAATATGGATACTTTCCTTCTTGTGGTTTCATAAATCCACATCCAATTAACCAATCCATAGTCATTGGTGTAGGACGAATTTGATCCCACAATGGACCTTGAACACACATCTCAAGATGTCTTGCAGTTTGATTTAACTGTTCCTCTGCCCAGTTTGCATCTGCTTCCCAAGGAACAGCACGACTTTGCATCATTGATTCATAAGTAAGTCTTGTTTGCTTCATTATCCAAGCAGGAATTTCACTATCCTGATGAACTTGTGCCATGAAAGATGTTTTTAATCCACCACCCATACAATCCTGAACAACATGCCAACCTTCGTGACGAAGTGTTCCTAAAAATTCTCTTGGATCTTTGAGAAGAGTTTCATTAATAAAGAAACGATTATAGTTTGGTTTATATAACCCTACCGTTCTTGGAGTAAAATATCTCTCTGGTGCGACGTAAACAGGAACTTCTAGTTTATTAAGAGAAGTTACTATCCTTACAATTTCTTCTCTAAATGGATCAAAGTCTTGATTTTTTAAGAATTCCGATTCTTCTGATAATTTTTCAATACCTTCGGTACATTCCAAAAGTATCATACAACCCATTGCCTCTAAACTGTAAGGTCTTACTGTTGGTTGTTTGGGTTCAAGTGATGCAGCAATTGCTGGAAATGATAAGGTTAGTGATAAACCGATTGCTGTTAGGATTTTTTTCATTCATCCCACCATCCTTCTTGTTTGTGAATCCAGACTTTCAAATCTTTCACATACTTTCTCAAGATCTGGGCCTGTTCTTCATGCCAAAAATCACCCGTCTCCATATGAAGACGAGTGTGATTATCTATTGCTTGGAGTATTTTGTGGATTGGGGCATTCCAACACTCCCTCTTTGGAGTGTTCCATTCTCGTGGCATTTGTATTCAGCAGTATAAAGTTGTCCATTATGCATATAATCAACTTGGCATAAATTTGGTCCTATCATAACATTACCAGCAATTAAAATTTCTAGTAACATTACTTTTTCTTACCCCCATTTTTTGCCTTTTTAGCAGTTGCATTACCAGAGTTTTGCTTCTTATTATTAGCAGATCCTTTTTTACCTTTGTTAGCAGATTTTGCCATTAGAGATCTCCTCTTGAATAGGGTTTTTCTTCATCGACTTTTGCTTCTAAAGCTTCAACTCTTTCTTCAAGAGAAGTTTCTTCTTTATAACCAGTTTGAACCAATGGTTCTTCAGCAGTTGTTTCTTCAACTACCGCACCCACTACTGGTTCTACTACTACTTCAGAAGAAGTAGTTGGAGGTGTTTCTACAAACTCCTCTCTTTTTGCTTCAGACTTTTTTTCGTCATCATCATCTCCACCTTTCTTCATAGTATTAATTCCAAATGTTGCGGCAGATGCAGTGAATACTGTTGCTATAAACGTTGGGTCCATTTTAGCAAGAGCCCCAGCATAACTTGCCGTAAGAAGTGCGGCAGACCAACCCAAAATCGCAATACGAATAATTTGGCTCATACAAGCTTCTCTTTTCTTTTGAGGGTCCATTTTAGTGAGTTTGTAAGGTTAACCTTTTTTCCAAGCTTCACCTTCTGCCTTTCTTCTACGAGCAAGTCCTGCTTCTACATTTGAACCAGGATTACGATAAAGATAAAGCGCATCGGGAACTAAATCCCATTCTTTATTCTTCAAGCGTTTAGTAATAGTATTAAAGTTATCGCCACCGTAGAAACCAGCGCCAAGATTATAAGCAAAGCTGAGCAAAGCGCCTCTTTTTCCATCAGACATTTCTCCCCAATGTGGAATTTTACGAAGTGCAGGAAGAAACTGGTTCTTACACTGGGTAATTAGCAATTCATCTGCTTCAGATTGAGTAATTGAATCACCCATTTGGAATGGTTGTCCATTCTTATCTCTAGTAGATCCCCAACCGATTGTGATTGGAAGTCCTCCAGTAAGAGGATCAGGATATGCATTTAAATGACATCCTTCAAACTCCTTGATTAATTTGATGCCCATTTGCGGAACATCATCACCACCCACAGGTGCAGGTGAAGAAGATGCTGCAGGAGCAGAAGCAGAATCTGATGTAGATGCTGCTGCAGCATTACCCTTTTTTCCTCTATAAATCTCCGCCCAATCAATATTATCTTCAAGATATTTGACTGGTAAATTATCTTCTAACCACTGAACTGCTTTCACGTGGTTAGGGTTCTTCTCATCATAGAATTTAAAAAAGTTATGCAGATCAATTCTTGCCATTTTTACCTCCAAAGTATTTTAGATAGAGTTCGTTTGCTTCAACATGCTTTCCATTATTTGTAAGTTCTTTGATGACTTTAAGCATCTTTGCTTTAAATCTAGTCGAAGATTCTTCCCCAGCCATCATTACCTCCTGGACACCAACGATGCTTAAGAACTGCTTTGGTGTAAATGGTTTTCTTACCGTTAGTTACAGGACCAGTATAGTTATCATTCAGAGAACCATATGGATCATTTACATAGTATCCTTTACCATCTGGTGTTTTACCGATGACTACACACATGTGCCCACCAGTAGGGTTAGATAAAGAACCGCGATGCAGAATACCAATAACAACTGGTTTTCCCATATCAAGGCTCTTATCAACATCAGCAAAAGAAAGATTATAACTGAAGTGTGACTTTACGCCATATCCAGCAAGCACTTTAGTTTGAACTGCGTGATCGGTCGTATCACCAATCGCAAATACTTTTTTAACATATTCATCGTCGCCTTTGATGCTTCCTGGCTTGAGGAAAGCAAGGCACATAGCGCACGATGAACTGTTACAAGTTCTATGTGCATCTCTGTAGTTGTCTACTTGATTGAAATATGGAACTGCTAGAACTTCTGGTGTAGGAGGTTTAGTTCTAAAAATTCCAATCCATTCTGTTTCCGAATCATCAAGAAATTGAGCAGGAAGATTATCTTCCAACCACTGAACCGCTGCCACATGGTTCGCATTACCATCATCATAATATTTGAAAAAATTATGAAGATCTAATGTCATGCCTTTCTCCCGAATGCAACTAAAGTATTTATTAATATGAGTATTCTTCAATCTTATCCAATACCTTATTAAGGTATTGGTGTGCTAACCATTTTGGATCATATCCAGTTTTATTCATCCATTCATTATCCAAATCCCTTTTCATTTTAAGAACTTCACATTTAATAATTTCTTTAGTCAGTTGACAACGTGGCATAATACTAAAAAACTCTGCTGCTTATTTAGCAACAGAGTAAGATATTATTACTTATTGTTTCAAACAGTAGCAGGTACTTTTACATTTTCTGAAACATATTCAAGAACTTTATCTGGAGTTGTTTCTTCATATGGGTCAACATCAGAATTATCACGTAAACCATCTTCAACAAAAAGTTTTTCAACGATTCCGTTATCTACAACAGCAGCATAACGCCAAGAACGATTGCCAAAACCAAGATTAGACTTATTAACAAGCATTCCCATGGAGCGTGTAAAATATGCATTTCCATCTGGAATGAGAGTTACTTTCTCAATGTTCTGGTCTTTAGCCCAGGCGTTCATTACAAACCCATCATTAACAGAGATGCAGTAAATATCGTCGATGCCAAGACCAATAAAGTCGTCATATCTCTCTTCAAATCCAGGTAACTGATAGGCACTGCAAGTAGGAGTGAAAGCACCAGGCAAACTAAAAATGACCACACGCTTTCCATTAAAAAGTTCTGATGATGTGCGATTTACAAACTCCCCATTTTCCCTGAATAAAAATTGAACTTCAGGTACTTGATATCCTTCTTTACGCATTTTTACCTCCATATTTTTATTATTATTTTAAAGTTAATCCACAAAATAAAACTTTTTTTTCAGTTTTACATATATCACCATAATGACCTAATGAGGCAAGAAAAAAAACTCCTTTTCCTTTTTTTGGAGTAATTGATCTTATTGTTTTTCTTTTCTCATTTAAAACAAATACGGTTTCTCCACCTTCACAATCATTCAAATAAATTAAAAATCCATAATCTTCATTATGATCATGTTTGTGAAATTTTTGATATCCACCAGGAAAATAATGTATGATATGAGACCAAAACAATTCAAACTTTTGTTCGAATTTTTTTTCAAAATCTTGTTTTATAGAATTTAAAAAGAAAATAAAATCTTCATCATCAAAATCTAATAAATTATCAGTGTGATCTCCATTAGTAGTAACAACTTTATTTTCTGGTGAATAATCGTCTTCATTCCTCCAATAAATGGAATTTTTTTTATAATAATCTAATTTATCTAATAAAAAATTTATAGATTCTTCATTAATTTCAAATTCATATAAAGAAGGAAGTTTCATTTAAATTATAGTATGATATAAAAAAATTATACCATATCTTTTAAAAAATACCAGGGATAATTTGTCCTGTAGTTAGATAGGATCCAACAGCAGCAACAAATCCAATCATTGCAAACCGTGCGTTGAGAATCTCTGCCTCGGGGGTAAAACCAAATTTCATTTTGTTTCTCCTTGATAAGGGTGTTGTTGTTTAAGTTCTGGGTTTGGATTACAAACCATTTTTTCTTTTATGGGTTTAATAACGATAAACTTATCATTTTTAAGAGTGCCTGCAATCTTGACTTCTAGTTCTACATCTTGATCCCAAGCACCACTATCAACCAACTCCTGAAGGGCAAGGTTAAATTGCCCTAACATATTAGCACTCACAGATTTTCTTCTTGTTCGGTAAGGATTACACAATCGCTAGTAGGATATGCCACACAAGTGAGTACCCAACCTTCAGCAATCTGGTCATCATCAAGGAACGATTGCTCCTCGTTATCCACGGTGCCGCTAATCAGTTTACCAGCACAAGCAGAGCAAGCACCAGCTTTACATGAAGAAGGGAGATCTACTCCTGCCTCTTCAGCAGATTCAAGAATGTATTGATCATCGGGACACTGAATAGTAGTTTCAGTACCATTGGGAGATTGAAGGGTAACGTTATAGGTTGCCATTAGTAAGTTTCACAAAGTTTTTCTACGGATGCTGCCAACAGTACGAAGAAGGCAACACTAGTAATTGTAAACGTAAATTCTGCCATTGTCAATCAATTATCAGAAGATGCCGAAGAAGAGTTTGCCAGTGCCAACATAAGAAATGAGACCAGCAATAATACCGACCATTGCCCAGCGTCCATTGTACATCTCCGTAGTTTGCATAGGAGTCATAAGACCCTTGCGATTGTATTCTTGATAAACCATTTCAGGTTCTTTGGCCCACATGTTTTGTTGGCCATACTCATTAGTCGTTACAGTCATCGTAGTTTTGTAAAGAACTGTTACAGAATTATATAGCAAAAATAAAGAGGGGTCAAGCCCCTCTTTGTTACGGTTTTCTCACATTATAAGCATATCTACTCATTATCAGATTGTTTATTAATTACAGGTATTCTATTAGCATAAGCATCATAATCAAATATCAAATTCCAGTCCGAAATATCAATAGATTCATTTCTCCAAAATTGCCACAATCCCTCATAACTGCTTCTATGAAAAGTGTCAATATGATCATTGTGAATATCCGAACCTAATTCAATTTTGTACATAAAAAGTGGTATTGCAAAAGTATTTCCAGAATTATAAATTAAGTCATCTGCCACAGCTCTTGGTTTCACACCATTATCAAGCTTATACTTATCCTCTCTACAATGTAGATTAATAAGTTTTTGCGCATGATGTCTTGTTATTAAATAACATGCTGTAGAAAAATCATTGACAAATCTACGATGAAGTCTCATATGTATTTGAGATGGATTAATAATTGCCAATTGCATCACATCATAATCATAAGGTATCTTGCAATAAAAATCTTTCCAGGTAAAAGACCAATGTTTTACTGTATCCAAATCACAATCATCTTCCATGATTAATGCGACCTGTTGATCAGAAGATTCTAAAAAATACTTTAATGCTTTTAAATGTGACGTTACACACCCCACTTCCCCAGAGTTCATCATATCTGGATATCTTCCCTTTAATAAATGTCCTAGATCATCATTTCTACCATCATACGCAGATATACGAGTATAATTTTCTATCTGCCAATATTTAAACTGGTCTTCCATATATTGAGCCCTTTCTGGTTTATCATCCAAATTAATATAATAAATGTGAGGAAGACCTTTGAGTTTGTATGCAGATTTATTTTTATCCATATCAATTTAAATTTTCTAATAAACAACCTTGCCAAGCAAGAGGTAAAACTCTTTCAAAAAAGTGAGCCTCCATAGGATTTGGATCATAGTCAGTATAATCCATCATTTTTTGATAAAAGTTTTTAGTATATTTTAAAATATTTTGTTTCGGGACAACAAAATTTGCCCCTGGGCAAAATGACAAATATTCTGGTATCTTTTTAATAATAAACAGGTCTTCCAAAAAATCTTTTATATTTTTTATTCTTGGATAAACTTTTAATTCTTTATTATCTTCCATAAATCTTTCAGTTTTTTCCAAATGGGAAGAATCATTCACATAAAATCCTTCTCCCCATGGTTCAAAATAATTTGGGATTCCATTTCCTATTGGATCATTATCTATTGGAACAAACCAATTTGCATTCAAAGCATAAATTAATCGTTCCTTATTAGTATATGTTCTCCAAGTTATATTACCTTTAATTAGAATATTAATATCTGCAAGATCATCATAATTTTCAACTATATATCTACCATAGTCGTATATATTAGATCCCACATTTGGTGATTCAAAAACCTTTCCCAAATGTCTATATTGTTCTATCCCATTTCCACTCCTATCATAAATGTAAATGTGATCTGATGTTATACCATAGTCTTCAAGATCTTTTAACCACTCCAAATCATGATTAGAATGATTTGTAACAACTACTCTTTTGGTTATACTCATTGTTTCTTAAATTTATTAAATGCAGATTCTATCACAACATGCATATCCATATACTTATATTCGGATAGTCTACCCCCAAATATAATATTTGTCAACAATTTAGATTTTTCTTTATACTTATTAAAAATAGTTTGGTTATAAAAATCATTAATTGGATAGTATGGAACTAATCCTTTTGTATACTCCACAGAATACTCTTTAGTAATAACAGTATTTTTTGTATTTGCATTTTCAAAATGTTTATGCTCTACAATTCTGGTCCATTTTTTAGTATTGCAGGTATAATTCATTTGAGAAATTGCTTGATAATTATCCAAATTAATAACTTCAGTATCAAATTTTAGTGAGCGATATTGTAAATTTCCATATTCATAATCAAAAAATTCATCTATACACCCAGTATATACTACATTTTTTGCTAAAGAGTTATAATAATTTCTGTCAGAAAAATAATCAACACCAATCTCAATTGGTATTCCATCAAGCATTTTTTCAAACATTTTAGTATATCCGCCTATTGGAATACCTTGATACCTATCATTAAAATAATTATTATCAAAAGTAAATCTTAAAGGAAGTCTTTTTATAATAAAAGAAGGAAGATCCTTTGCAGACCTTCCCCATTGTTTTTCCGTATATCCTTTAATTAAAGTGCGATATATGTCTTCTCCAACAAGTGCTAATGCTTGTTCTTCAAGATTTTTAGGAGTTCCATTGAATTTTTGAGATTCTATTATTAACTTTGCATGTTGAGGATTTTTAGTATTCCACAATTCATAAAATGTATTCATATTAAAAGGTAGAGAATATACTCTATTTTCACACCAAGCCTTTGGGGAATGTATGTAATTATTAAATTCACAAAACCTATTTACAAAATTCCAAACAAGTTTATTGCTAGTATGAAATATGTGAGGTCCATATTCGTGAACATTTATACCTTCAATATTTTTTGTATAGCAATTTCCCGCAATATGATTTCTTTTATCAATAATTAAACAAGACTTACCATTGTCTGTGGCAAGTCTTGCAAAAGTAGATCCAAATAAACCACATCCAACAATTAAATAATCATACTTCATCAAATATTAATCTCCAAAATCTTTCCATGTGATATGCCAATTGTGGATTTTTTGGATAAAATTTATTTTCTCCATCAAAAAATCTTTGATTTACTTGAAGTAATTTTTCATTTATTTCATCATATTCATTTATCTCTGAATCATATTCAAATATTTCAAGTATATTTTTATAGAATTCTAATGGTCTTGAATGTATTGCCTTTTTAGATACTATGAATTGAGCTCCAGCACCATAAGTATAAGTTTCTTCTTTTTTTGGCAGATGCCCAAAAACTTTTAAATAAGCATCCACTATATTTGGACATTCCATATGATATGGTTCTCGTATATATTCATAATCTCCAGTTATAAAGTATGGATATATTTCATGAAAATTTTTAATAGGTTTATTATTAAAGATAGTATCATTCAAAAATTCAAAAAGTCTTTTCTCTTCATTTTCGTGAGGATAGATGTGATCAAATGGATTTCCTTGAATAAAACAAGTATATTCTGACAGATTATCATAATTATTAACAATATGATGAACATAAGTATGTGCTTCTCTACCTACGTTTTTTAACCTGATTTCATTATCACAAAGATCATCACCTTTATTGTAAAGAGTAACATAATCTATATAATTTTTGATCCAATCAATATTTTCATTATATCTAGAAACAACTATTTCAAAATATTTTTTATTGTTATTATCTAGAATATCTGAAAGAATTTTAAATAAAAGATTTGTTTTTTGTAGATCATTTACTTCGTATCCACTATGCCAATTAGAGGCATTTCTAAAGTGTAAAAACTTTCCACCAAAATGTAATTCATAATTATACCCACCAGTTAAAGATGAGTTTTTCAAATCTATGCCACAATATTCATCTGGATATTCAACTCCAGTATCAAAAAATTTAATACTATCATTTAATAACAAAGAATATGTTCCTCCACCAGTATCAAGAAATTGACCATCTACAGTTTTTGGATAAAAATCAAATTCAATATCTTTTACAGAAGATTTTTTAAATCCACAAAGACCAGGCCAAACATATTTGATGTGACTGCGAGTTTGTAAACACCCAAATACATCGTAATTACCAACCTCATTGCAAGGATCAAAATTATTAATCAAGAACATATCATGATCTAAAAAGATAATTATATTTTCCTCGTCGTCATTATAAATTTTATTCTCATACGCCCAAGAAATTGCTTGTGCGTTATAAAAACTTGGAGTTTGACCTGGTTTAGACAAATGATGATAAAAATTTACATTATTTTTGTCACATATCTGCTTAAACTCATCATAGTATTCATTATCTCTAGTATCATAAACTATATTAATTTCATAATCACCAACTAAAAAATTCTTAATAGATCTTATTTGATAATCCAGAATATCTGGTCTATTAAAAACGAAAGAAAAAATTTTTGTTTTCATTAGATCAAAATATCAAAGTTGTGAATTAATCCAATCTTCAAGTTTTACAGTTGGTTCCCATCCAAATGTTTTGCGAAGTTTTTGATTATTTGCAAGAGTTACTCTGGATTCACCAGGACGAGGGGCAATATTAATTGTTTTGTGTTTAATCATTCTCGCAATTTGATTAATTGAATGATTTGTTCCTGTTCCAACATTATAAACTTGACCAAATGCTTCATAATCAACATCTTTTGTTGCGGCAAGAATATTTGCATTTACAACATCTTTAACGTGAGTAAAATCACGTCGTTGATTTCCATCACCAACAATAGTAAGAAATTCTTCAGTAGCACGTTGACGAAGAAAAATACCAATTACTGGAGCATATTGACCACGAAGAGGTTGACGTTCTCCGTAAACATTAAAATATCTAAAACAAATAGTTTGAAGACCGTATAGACTTGTGTACATTTTACACAATTTTTCCCCATTTACTTTTGAAACAGAATAAGGATTTAAACAATCATCTGGTTGAGTTTCTATATTAGGAGATTCATTCATTCCATACCCAGAGGAAGTTGATGAATACATTAATCTTTTAACTCCTGCCTCTCTTGCACATTGAAGAACAGTAACAGTTCCCACAGAATTAATACTTACTGCTTCAATAGGATTAAGAATTGCAGGTTGAATACGTGCTTCTGCAGCAATATGAAAAACATAATCTACACCATCGTAAAGAGGACGTGTATTTTTATAATCACGAATATCATATTTGTAATTTTGTGCCTTATCATTCCAGTAAAATTGTTCATGAACATCAGAGTATTCGTTGTCAATTACAACAACTTCATGCCCTAATTCCAAAAGATTATCTACCAAATTAGATCCAATAAACCCAGCACCACCAGTAACTAACGACTTTACCATATTACTCCGTTTTATAAATTTTTGAAGGTAACCAATAGATTTTTTGATATGCAAAACATTCTTCAGAATGATATTGGCTCAATGCATTTTTTGTTCCATTTGAGCTAGACTGATAGAACATTGGTTCATCAAAACAATATACATTATAATACTTTTGCACATCAGTAAATCCTATATCAATATAATCTTCTATTAAATATTGATGATAGGATATTTTTTTACATACAGAAACATATTCTTTATTTAAATATAAAATAGCATGTGTACCTAACATATTATACACACGATTTATATTATCGTCAATTTTTTCATACTGAACAAATGGTCCAGAATGCCCATTCATTCTACCCCAACTAGATATACCTAGATAAAAAACATCAGTATTGTCTGGAATTTCTATGACAGGATTAAAATAATTTAATTCAATATCATCTTCAAATATTATGAAAGGAGGTTCAATCTCAGACAAAGCATTATGTTGTGCCATAGAACATCCAGCACGATTTCCAGTAGGATGCTCAACTCCAGGGACTCTAATTACATTTTCAAATTTATTTTCTTTTAAAAATTTTTCTATTTTATTTTTCTTTTCAGTATCTTTATCTAAATTAATATAGATAACTGGAATTTTTCTAAGATCTAAGTTCATTGTGATTTTTTTTCAAAGCTATAATTTTTGGTTTATATGGATATTCGGAATTATCCATAAACTCTTCCGCAAAACAATATGAAGGAGTTAAACTTAAAGATGGAGGATTATCTATAAGATATCTATTCATTTGCGATTCATCATGCCACAAAGCAATTACATCATTCTCTAAATCTTTATTAACTCTATCGGCAAGAACCTCTGCCATCTCAAGAAACTTTTTAGTAGATCCACCATTAAATCCACCAGCATAATAGTGTTCACCCTCATCACCCACAGGAACGTATGCAAGAGATTGTATATTTCTATCATACGATCTTTTTTCTTTTGGATAGAAAGATTGATATGGATGCATCGTAGCGACAAGATCACTTAAAACTTCATCCCCAACTTTATCAATAATTGCCATGTCAACATCAAAATAATAACAATAATCAAATTGAGATATGAATTGTTTTTCTTTTACAAAATAATTATATCTTTTTAATGTGGGCATTGGCCAGGGTTCATGATCAATTTGACATACCTTTATATTATTAGAAGTTTCCACCTCATGATCTGTAAAAAGAAGGCATTCAATATCATGTCCGTTAAGAAAGTTTTCTTCAATATTATCAAGAAGTCTTTCAACAAATTGTATATACTTATTAGTTGCAATAGTTAAGATACAAATTTTCATTTTTTAATTAAACACCTTTAAATAAATTAACATAATATTCAAACATTATAGAAGAATTAGATCCACAAGACATCCAATAACTGTCATCTCTTAACAAATGAAAATACTTAAACTCTTTAATTACTTTTGAATAATTCCCAGAAATCATCCAATAATATTGAAATGCAATACAATCAGCTGCATAAGTTTTTTCTTTATTATTGGGTAAATTTTCTACTAAATCTAAATATTTTTTCCTATTAATAAAACAATTTCCATCATTTAAAAACATTCCAAAATTATCTTTATTATTTTCTAATTCTTGTTTAGATTCAAGTAAACCTATTTTTTCATAAGGAAAATCAAAAACAATATCCCTATGAACAAAACCATCATCGCCAACCATAACAATATGCCCTGGCGAATAGCAAATTTTTTCATTCAAATCAGATATATTCCCGATAACATCTAATGTATTTTTATCTAGATAATTATCACTGTCTAATAAATAAACCCATTCGCAAGTCGATTTTTTAATAGTTTCATATTTATTTTCAAATCCACCAAGATTTATTTTATTTCTAAATAATTTGATTTTATTTGAATTTAAACTTTCTACAATTTTATTTAAGTTTTTCCATTCCTCTTCAGTAGAATAATCATCGTTTACAACAATTTCGGAAACAAAATCTGATTCCAAAGAATATTTAATACATCTTAAAAAATACTTTGAAGTATTATAAAATGGAATTGCTAAAGAAATTTTATCGTTCATAATCTCATCTAATTATCTAACAACTAAAAGAATTGTTTACAATAATATAATTTTTACAAATTTACATTAAATAACAATCCAATTGGAGCAATACAAGTCTTGCGTATTATAATTTATACAGTCACCACCAAACCAGTTTTTAGGAGCAATAGTTTTTTCACTTTTTGCCAACCAAGAACCCCACCAACTATAGGAACTATTTGCAATGATATGATACTTACATAATGTCATCAAACATAAATCAAAGTCTGTTGCATTTCCTTCAGATATCATAAAACGATCAGAATCAAACAGTTCTTGCTGTTTGCACCATTCTGCATCATCAGAAAATACTAAAACTGGAAGTCTATCATCAAAATATTCCAATGACTTTTTATAATACTCTAAAGTTTGCACAGGATGATTTGGGTTTAAGACATAATCACCCCTACGAATATGAAGTGAAATGACTTTATTATTCTCAAAGTTTTCAAAAAATTCTAAGGAAAGTTCTTGAACATCCTTATTAAAAGTAAAGTCATTTCGTATGTCGTCTTCAATATGTTTGAAATACTTCTCACTCTGATAATAACCAAAAAGATCAACGTTGTTTGGGCAGTTTCTTAAAAGTTGTTTATCAAAACTAAAATCTTTTTCCTGAAGAATTTGTTGCTGAATAATTTCTTGATGAACATCTGAAAGATTGAAGCAATCAAATATAGAGCAATCGGATGACCTTACGTTTGCATCTTTAAAACCAAATAGTTCCTTTGAAGGAATGCAAAAATCATAACCTCTCTTTGACGCAATACCTTTTAAAGAAGCATATTGGAACATTTGATTTCCAAGTCTTCCTAGATTACCAAGATAATTAAACGATAGCATTATTTTTATACCATTCGTAAGTTTTTTCAATACCATCACGAAGACTAATTTTGGATTTCCATCCAAGTGATTTAATTTTATCTACGTTAAGAACTTTACGAGGAGTTCCATTTGGTTTTGTAGTATCCCACTCAATATCACCCATAAAATGAACAACCTCAGAAATTGTATGTGCAAGTTCTTTAATTGTTACATCTTCACCAGTTCCAACATTAATATGCTCTGCCTCATCATATTTCTGCATACAAACATAACATGCTTCTGCAAGATCATCAACGTGTAGGAACTCTCTCATAGCAGAACCATCACCCCAAAGTTTTACGGAACCATAATAAGGACCTCCCATATCAATAGTATATCCATGCTCTTTCATATAATGAAACTTAGCAATCATCGCAGGGAGAACGTGTGATGTTTCCAGATCAAAGTTATCATTAGGTCCATAAAGGTTCGTAGGCATCAAGGAGATGGCGTTGAAACCGTACTGCTGGCGATATGCCTGGCACATCATAATACCAGCGATCTTGGCAATCGCATAAGCATCATTAGTGGGTTCTAGAGGACCAGTCATCAACTGATCTTCGGTGATTGGTTGAGTTGCAAACTTGGGATAGATACAAGAAGAACCGAGAAACAACAGTTTCTTTACACCAAAATTATAAGATTGTTGAATAAGATTGGTTTGAATTTGAAGATTCTCAGTCAGAAAATCTGCCTTGTAGTTGTTGTTTGCCATAATGCCACCAACTTTGGCAGCAGCAACAAACACATACTCAGGTTCTTCTGAACAGAAATATCTTTCAGTTTCATCTTGATCTGTAAAATCTACATCATCACGAGTTCCCCTGATGATATTAGTAAATCCTTTGCTTTCAAGATTCCTAACAATTGCTCTGCCAACCATTCCATAGGCACCAGCAACTAATATCCTAGAATCATATTTCATTTTAAACTCCAATTTTCCCAAACCCAATTAAAACACCAATCTTGTTTATGTGTTTTAGACAGCTCAGTTCTTATATCTAACAACAGTTTTTCAGACTTATCATTAATTTTGTGAAACTGTATTTGAAAGTTATTGATCTTTGTGGTTAAATCATTATCAAATATGTTTTGCATAATATCATATTCAGACCCTTCAACGTTAATTTTCAAAAGATCAATATTATTTACTTTCATCTCATCATAAACATTTTTAAAAGATTTAATACTTATATTTTGAAAAATTTTATTACTTGTATTGTTAACTTTTGTTTGGGGAATAATATAAGAAGATTCATTGCATGATACTAATTGAAGATTTTCTGTTTTTCCACCAACTCCATAATCAAATACTTTAACTTTTTCATTATCTTTAAACTTATCTCTAATTATAGAAACAAATTCTGGGTGTGGTTCAAAAACATAAATGTTTGATTTATATTTTGAATACATTGTTTGGGAAAAATTTCCATCAAAACCACCAAGATCAAAAATTACAGAATATTCATTTAAAGGATAACACTCTCTTAAAGTTTGATCTCCTTTACATTCCCACCATTCATTAATTTCTTGTCTCATAACACAAATTTCCTTTATTATTTAAAATTTTTAGTAATCTTATATCTGTTTATTTCATTGCCCATAGATGCACATATCCTCAACTAATTGTTCAAATGAAATTTTAGGTTCCCAACCTAATTTTTTCTTTGCCTTCGTGGCATCACCTAATAAGGTCTCTACTTCAGCAGGTCTAAAATATTTAGGACTCACTCTTACAACCTCTCTTTTAGTGAGTTTATCAATACCAACCTCACCCAATCCATCACCTTCCCAGGCAATCTTCATTCCAAAATAAGGTGCTGCTGCCTCAACAAACTCACGGACTGAATACTGCTCTCCTGTAGCAATTACATAATCATCTGCTTCATCATGCTGAAGCATCAACCACATTGCCTCAACAAAATCTTTAGCGTGTCCCCAATCTCGTTTCGCATTCAGATTCCCGAGATATAGTATATCTTGTTGCCCAGTTGAAATGCGTGATAGTCCGCGAGTGATTTTTCTTGTGACAAAAGTTTCTCCTCTTCTAGGGGATTCGTGATTGAAAAGAATTCCAGAACTTGCGTGTAGTCCATAAGACTCTCTGTAGTTTTTGACGATCCAGTATCCATAAACTTTTGCAACTCCATAAGGTGAACGAGGATAAAAAGGTGTAGTTTCTTTTTGTGGAATTTCTTGAACCTTGCCAAACATTTCGGATGTTGATGCCTGATAGATTCTTGTTTTTTTCTCCATTCCCAAAAGACGAACTGCCTCAAGAATGCGAAGAGTTCCTAATCCATCAGTTTGACCAGTATATTCAGGCATCTCAAACGATACTTTTACATGACTTTGAGCACCTAGATTATAAATCTCATCAGGTTGAACTTGCTGAATGACTCTTACAAGGTTTGTAGAATCAGTAAGATCTCCATAGTGAAGTTTAATCTGATTGTAAATATGATCAATTCTATGAGTATTGATCAAAGAAGCACGGCGAATTATACCGTGAACTTCATATCCCTTTTCCAAAAGAAGTTCAGCAAGATATGATCCATCTTGACCTGTTATACCTGTTATTAATGCAACTTTCATAAAGTATAATATGAATTATTCTATTATAGCAAAAAAGACAGGTTTAAACAACCTGTCTCCATGCATTTATTTACATTTTATTCAGATGTAAAACTGAGCGGGAGTTATCCCATCCGCACCAGGGTTTTTAACGTGTCTCCATCACGGGCATATTCAGGTTGACTCCACCAGTTCTTTTATAGACTCTCCGTGTCTATTTTATCATGCAACTTCAATAGTTTCTAAATCTTGATAGAGATACTCCATAAGCATCTCATAATCATCAAGAGGATCTCCAGAAAATACTACACCTTCATTTTCATAATAACGTCGAACTTTTTTATAAAGTTTAGGACTTTTTACGTCAAGGTAGATTTCACCGTTAGCAGCAAGGCGAAGAGTGCTAACATCTTTCTTGAATTTTTGAATCAGAGACATTGTTTTGAATTGTGTACCCTAGTATTATAAGAGTTAAATTGCTTTTAGTCAAGTGGTCCAATTTAAAAACTGGACAATCGGGATGATAGGATTCGAACCTACGACCACTCGCTCCCAAAGCGAGTGCTCTACCAAACTGAGCTACATCCCGGAAATTATTCAACTAATGTAAAATTAACTTGTCCACCCTTAACCCAACAATGAGCAACTGAACTGCCAGAAGTATAATCATAAAATAAAGTATATTTAGTTGTGCTCAATTTAAAAGGATCTTCTGTGTGTATATCCCTCCAACTTTTTCCAACAGTATTAAACTGTTTCCAAAGACTTCCAGACCAAATATCAAAACTTTTTCCAGAATTTGGAAATTGGTTGGCAGTATTTTGAGATTTATATGTTATGTAATTATAAAAAACATTATCATTTAATACGCTATCATACCAAGTTTCTCCAGCTGGCCAATTATTAACTCCATTTGTGGCATCTGGACTAAATGAATAAGTTATCGCATTAGATACTGCATCAATACTAGTAGGAAGCGCACTAATAGCAGGAGAGTCTGGATCAATGTTAAAAATAGTTCCAGTCCATCCCAAAAAAACTCCACCACTCATTCCCTGCCCACCCTCTATTATTTCAGCACCACTTGCAGAAGAAATTTCATATGTTATATTTGCCATTTTAAAATAAATTTATTTTATATTATGTATATAGGAAATTCCCATGATAGGAACTACAATTATACCAAATCCACAAAGTCCCAACCAAACTGGACTTGCTGCGAGTGCTTCTACGATATGAAAAATCATTGTGGATATGCGTGGGTAAGACCCCAATAAATGAATAATCCGATAAAACCAAAAATAGTCATTGCCGAAAATATTGTGCTACTTATATTTTCTTTTTCCATATAAAAGATTAATTAAGAGTAATTTTAAGAAATGGAAGTAATGGTGGAATAACTCCAATCAACCTCAATAATCCTTCAGCAAATAAAGCAAGAACCACCCAACCGACGCACATGCTAATGATAGAAGCATTACGGTTGTGTCGTCGTATTGCTGCATCAATCATCTCCTGGACTTCTGTGCGCGTAATAAACTCTTCCTGTTCATACATCATTTTTCATCACCAAGAAACTTTGCAAGAGGATCTCTTCTTGTTTTTACAATTTCAACTGCTCGTTTATAGAACATATTATCCATGTTACCAGAAGATTCGAATGTCTCCTTGATCTTCACCCAATTATCGTAGGTGTGCTGATCCATAGGGTTTTAGGTTGAATACTACTAATTATACTAGTAAGCATTTTCACTTTGTCAACTATGTGTTGGTTTCAAGAAAGTGTTTAAGAAATTATTAAATTAAAAAGGAAGATCAGGGATTCGAACCCTGGAACGCTATTAACGTTAATAGTTTTCAAGACTATCGCCATCAACCACTCGGCCAATCTTCCATAATGAGATTCAACGAATCTCAAAATCTAAACGTTTTACTTTACGTTGTCTTCTTGCCTCTTGCCAGGCAATATCTTCGTTGGTAAGAACACTTTTTTTAGATTTGTTATTCATAGAGTTTAGCATAACAACCTGTGATAAGTCAACTGCTGAAATAACTCCTCCACGAATAGTTGCCATATTTGGACAACCACATGACACAGTTTTTGTAGGATGCCCTTCTAACTCTTTACCACAAGAGCGGCATCTGATTCTTAAATTTTCCATAATTTTAAATTATTCTTCTATTGTTTCTTCTATTTGATCTTCAATAACTTCTTCTACTTCTTCTTGAACTTTTTTTGTTCCAGAGTCCGAAAATGCACGAAGCATCCAAACAAACTTGCCATGAGACTCCATTAAATCCTGAACTAGATTTGCTGTAGCATATGATTTCTGTTCTTCTGCTTCTTCAGATATTTTACTCATCATATTACAGAAATCAATATTTGATTGAAGAAGATCAGAAATCATACCTTCAGCATTTGCAGAACTTGATGCCTCTTTAATTTTAGAAACCTCAAGAACACGATTTAAACTACTCAAAGGTTTTACATTTAAGTATCTCATATGTTCTGATAATCTATCTATCTCTTCAAACATGGTTTCATATTGACCACCAAAAAGAGTATGAAGTTGCTGAAAATCTTGTCCAACAACATTCCAATGATAGACCCAAGTTTTATGAAATAACACAAAAAGTGATGCTTGAGCATCACTTAATAGTTTAAATAGTGTTTCCATTATACCATTTTTTAGGTATTTATAATGGGCGATACTGGGATCGAACCAGTGACCATCTCCGTGTAAAGGAGGCACTCTACCGCTGAGTTAATCGCCCAATAAAAGTCAAGTTTGACTCATCATGTATTCTACAGTATTTGCCACATCATTCATAGCATCTCGGAGATTTTCTCTTTGACCAGATTCTTGTTTAATGATTGGGCGATGATCATCAACAAGAGTCCAACGCCATTGGTTCATATCTTTACAGAACCAAAGATTAATTTTCATTAGTTTATCCTTTCCTTACACAGAATACAACAAAAAGGGGGTTTTGTCAACCCCCCATTAAAATATCAGAAACGGAAAGTCGTCTGAATTACACCACCCCAGTTAGAGGAGTTACCAGCAAGACGTTGGTTATCACTTCCGTAGATAATAGCAGGAGTGACACTGATGTTATCAGATACTTGATACTTGTAGAAAATCTCAAGCATCGTTGCCTTTTCAAGATCTTCCCCAGTAGGTGCTTGACCAATAGCAACGCCAGCAGAGTTACCATCAACAAACACATCTTCCCACTGAAGACCAGCAAACCAGGACTGACTATCTGTAGCAGCACTAGGAGTACCACTTACAGTATTCCAACCATAACCTGCAGAGATAGAAGGAACAATACCAGACTTGGTTGGTTGCCAGTATGCGTTCAGGGCATAACCGTTAGAGGTCTGACCAGGAACCAGAGTACCAGAAGCACCATCCAGACCGTTGTAGGTACGAACACGAGTGCCTTCAGTACCATAACGATAACCGAATGCAGCACCCCAGTTAGTACCACGATAACCAATCTGTGCGAGAGTGTTCAGAGCACCAGTCTCATCAAACTCACCCTTGGAACTATCTTGACCTGCTTGTGCAACATAGTTTACACCAGCAACAATACCTTTCTTACCATACTGAACACCAAAACCAGCACCAGTTGCCTTGTTATAGACACCAGGAGTACCAGAAACAGCAAAGAAGTCAAGAATACCAGACTTATATGCGGAAGGCATCCAAGCGATTTCAGTATTACGAACCGCAGCACCAGCAGTCAGAGTTACTTTGTTGTTAAAAGCAGGGAACTGATAATACAGACGGTCGATAACTACGTTGTTACCAACTTCACTTGCGGTGTTATCTGCCTTATCCAGTTTGAACAAAGAAGAACTAGAACCAAAAGGATCGCTGCTGAAGTTAGCAGAACGCAGACGAGTCTTGAGAAGATCCTTACCAGTAAATGAAGTGTCCAGGTTCAGACGCAGATCATAGTTAAATGCTGCATGAGTTACATCACCACCTTTGGTCCGATAATCATCAACGTTACCGAGAACGAAAGATGCTTCACCACGGAGTTTGGTAGTGGTAGAGAACTGGGTTGCTTCAAGTTGTCCAACCTGTGCTTCCAGTTTAGTAACAGAACCTTGAATTACAGTAAGTTCATTGCGGAACTCATCAGCAAGACGCTTCAGTTCATCAGTTTGTTCGGTTACACGATCAAGGCAAGCATTCAGAAGTGCTGCTGCCTCATAGCGGGTCATTGCCTTACCACCACCATAAGTGCCGTTAGGATAACCAGCAACGCATCCATAACGCTCTACAAGGTTGCTGAGTGCCTGATATGCCCAATCAGTGGGTTGCACATCAGAAAGTTGATTGATACTTGAGACCTGCTCGGAGGAAGCATATTGGTTGACTGCTGCCATATTAAGGTCTGCGGCATTCGCAGCAACAGGAGCAACCATTCCCAGAGCAACAGGTGCAAGCATCAGTTGTTTAAATTTCATAAAAATTTGTTTTTGTTCTATAGGACATAATGTGTGATCATGCGAGTAATTGAGGCACTATCACTTCACGATATTTATCTTAACATCTCCTTTGGGATCAGTCAAGTCTTTTCGGTTTTTACGGTTTTATAAGCGAATGACGGGGATCGAACCCGTGACACCAACTTGGAAGGATGGGATGTTACCGCTACACCACATTCGCAAAAGTGGGAGATTTCTCTCCCAGCACTTACCTTCACACGGTAGTATTATTATATATCAAATTTTATATTATGTCAACTACTTTGGAACTACTGAAAAATTCAAAACACATCTTGGATTTTTTTTAGGAACTCCAGCAGCATGATATAAAGATCCATCAAAAATTACAACTCTTCCTTTCTTAGGGCATATTTCTTCCAATATATCTGGTTTATATTCTTCTGGTTTAATTAATTTTTTATTTTTCTCAAATTTTTCTTTACAAATAATAGTATTACCATCAGAATTATTTACATAATAAAGATAAACTAAATGTGATTGATCAATATCAACATGAAACAAATCATTATGTTTAGAAGCAAGTGATGGTAACTGCAAAAAACTTCTACCATGTATTGCAAAAATATCAATTTTTATTTTTTTAGAAATTTCATCAACCAAAGAAATTACATTTTTATATCCTGGACTTTTATATTTGTTATCTAAAGTAATAAGTCTATGAGAAAATCCTACCCCCGTAGATGTATCATCACCAACTAAATTGGTAGTAAAAAACCAAGGGAGTTCTGGTCCCAGAAAAAATTTTTCTAATTTATCTTGATAATCTTTTGGTATAACATTATCTATTATTGTAATCATACTCTAGATTTTTTATAAGCCCCCGACTGGATTTGAACCAGCGACCAACGGTTTACAAAACCGTTGCTCTACCACTGAGCTACAAGGGCAAATGGGTATCGAGTGCCCGACACCCGCAGAAGACACTTTCTGCAATTTTCACTGCGTTAGAGGGCAGTGATAAGAGAAAACACCAAACCTTATTTTTCCTGTTCTCAGGAAGGCACCCAAATGGGGTGGGAGACCTTGCAAGGATTTATACCTCCAAAGTTTGTCCAGCGTTTTCTGTTATGAACGGGGGTGATCAAGTCCCCGACCTAACAAAAGTTAGGATTTAGAGGAAGTCCCAGACATTTCCAGTCCTTCCAACTCCACAACCTGGATTCGAACCAGGGACCAAATGATTAACAGTCATCTGCGCTACCGCTGCGCCATTGTGGAATATAAATTTGAAGAGTAAATCTCCAACGTCTTGGGAGGGACTCGAACCCCCGACCAACTCATTAGAAGTGAGTGGCTCTATCCATCTGAGCTACCAAGACATAAAGGAAGAATATTCTTCCAAGTAGGACTGCAGAGAATTGAACTCTGTTCACACCGTTATAAGCAGTGGGCTTTAACCAATAAGCAACAGTCCCATGTGGGAGTGGAGTGGAACCCCGCCTGCCCATGAGAGTATTATAAGGGATAATGGCAACCTTGTCAAGTCACTTTTTTACCACACACTAGTTAAACAATGCCGAGTAAAAAAATCAGTATTTGTTTGAGTTAAAGTATAAAATTCATTTAATATTTTTTTATACTTTTCAGAATTGTATTCACTACCAGCATTATTAAATTGAAATTCTGCTCTTTGATAAAATTTTTCCTTTGGCAAAATACCAATTTCATCATCAATTAATTTAGACATGTATTTTGGTCCAAACGAATTTAAAACAAATTTAACTTTATCAAAAGATATATTTGAATTTTCAATAATATCAAAATTTACTATACTTTTTTCCATACATATTTCCCAAAAATTATTTTTTTGGGATGATGCCATCAAACAATTAGATACTTTTTCTCCCCATTCAGGCCAAGACTCTATTAAATAAACACTTTTGTTTTTTAAAAAGTTATAAAAATTAGAATAGCAGTACATATCCATATCAGCATATATTCCACCATACTTATGAAGAATGCAAAAACGTGCAAAATCAACTCTCATAATATGATATGGCCAAGAGTCGTAATGATCTAAAAATTTTGGATAATCACTTTTAACCAAATCTCTGATATCTTCATCATCCCACATAATATATTCAAAGTCTTGAAAATTGTTTTTCCAAGACTGTTGGCATTCTTTCCAAATAGGATGCCACTCCTTTTCATTTTTTGGCGCAGTTTGATGAATTATTTTTGGTATTTTCATTTATGCAAAAGGTGGTCCACCATACCATCCAACTAAAGAAATTCTTCTTCCCCAAGTTGTTTTTTTCACTCTGTGAGAAACTATTGAAGGAAAAATAACAACATCGCCAGCATCTAACTTAAAACTAGTTGTTTTATTTGTGGGGTGAAATAATTCTAATTCGCCCCCACCATAATCATTTTTAGAACTTAAGCACATCACAATACTTAACTTTCTAATTTCATTAAATCCAGATGTATCTAACATATCAATGTGCCATTTATAATGATCATCTGGAGGTTCATAAACAGTAAATTGAATTTGATCTTTCCAATCTGTCAAATTAAAACGATAATATTCTATATTTGCAGATCTAATAAAATGGGTTAGCATGGAAGCAACCCAACTATCTTTGTCAAGCCATCTTTGGTTAGATTTTCTAACTTCTGTATTAAATTTATTATTTTTAGAGTGTAATAATGATGGTTTTAAAAGTCTTTCATCATAAAAATCTCTTACTATAATATCACATATCTCTTTACTCATTTGAGAAGGTATATAGTAATGTCCTAAAATAGGTCTTTCTCCCATATTATAATCTCACAAGAACACTTAAAAAATTATATTAATATCAGATAAAATTCAGGATTTGTTTTCTTTTCTATTATTTTTTTCTTCGGAAATTTCTAATCTACGTGCCTTAACAAGTTTTGAAATTTCTTGAAGTGCTTTACGAGATCTAGTTCCAGCAGCATTATTCCCATTTACAAACTTTTCATCTTCAGTTTGCCAAGTTGTAAATGCAGCATTAAGATCTTGAATGGTTTGTGACATAATCAACTCCATTAATTTTTACTTTTATATGTATAAGAGAAAGGGAAATTAATATTTTTTCAATCCCTTTCTCCGTTTATTTTATTTTATCAAACTTCTACCGTGATCAGTCGGTTAGCATACTCATGAGCATATGAAGTGCGGGCACCATGAATGCCCCAACCAATCCAACTATACGCATAGTCCATGTAACGATTGATGGATTTACCAGGAGTTTTCATCCTGTCAACAATTCGTTTCCATTGAACCTCAGTCGTTAGATAACGAAGTTGCGTTGGGAGTGTTGATGGAGAACCACCATACTTCCTAGCAAAATCACCCAATCCATAATAACGATCGGCAGATGTCCATTGGATCAGACCATAACCACGTCCGCAGTGATGGTACTGAGTCCTGCTACCACCCTCACAAATATTAGGCACGAACATAGATTCTTGCTTAATATTGCCCATGATAGTAGCAAGGGCGTTTCTGTCTTTAATTCCTTGATCTTGGAAAAAATCCAAGGCAAGTTGTTCATGTTCTGAACACCCTTTACAAATTAGCCTTTTCTCTTTCGGCTTTTCGGGAGCAACCTCTCGGGTCGCTGTCGTATCAAACTCCTTAATAACAGAAAACGGCGCTGGAGGCGTCGTCAAGGGAGGGAATACAGGCAGTGTTGCCACATTGGTTGTAACCGATGCCAGAAGGGGCAGGGCTACAGTAAAGATGTTTTGCATTAAAATTAATTGAACTCTACATCCGTATAGAAGAGGGGTACACCCAACTCTCGAAGGGCATCTTCCACGGCTCTAATTGTCACATCAAGGACTCATGATAAATACCCTACTCATAATAGGGATTTCTGCATAATAAGTGATTATTTATCTTTTGTCAATTATGTAAGCTTTTTATTTTGAAGTCATCGACAAATTCTCTTCGTAAAGGAAATCTCATATTACAATCAGAAAATTCCAAATCATAAACAAAAAAAACTTGCGTTAATCTTTCTTTTGTTCCAAAACTAGGAACACCATGATGCTCATATCCATCAAATAATATGCAACGATTAAAAATATTTTCTATTCTTACAGATTCTTGAAATTTATCTCTTTGCTGATTCCAAAGATCGATATCATTATCAGTAAATTCTATATTGTGATTATGATATTTAAATTTTAAATTATTTGCATATTCGTCGAGATAATCATCTGTTTTTAATTTATTTTTCAAAGAATATATTGATGTTCCAGTTCCTTCTTCAGAATTTGGATCCAAATAAATAACACCTCCAAATATAGTAGAATCATTATGGATATATCCACGATTATATACGTGATTTTTATCTTTATGAAAAGGTTTAATATGTTGAAAATGACTATCAATCGTAATAGTTTTTATGTCATTTGCAGTATAAAATAATGATAAAATTTTTTTTATCATAAACTTCATCATTATCGAACCTTGTTCATCTATTTGGTGTATAGTATTAGTTCTTGCTCCAGGCCATCTACCAGTTTTATTTGGTTCAAATTTTTGAGATAATGCATAATTTCTAACTTCATGTGGATTCGGATAGAAATCATCAATGATAGTTACTGGAAAGGATTTATTATAATACATAAATTTATTTTTCAATCTCCAATATATTCTAGAGAGTATATATCATGATCTTCAATATCAGGATTCAACCATTCACTAAACTCTAATTGAATAGAACGAGCATCTTCTAGATCTTGTTCAGACAACGTATGAATTCTATCAACTGCCCAATCGTGAGTTTGACGAAGTGTCTGCTCCAAAGTTACCATAGTCTTTTCGCATGTAGCGTCCTAGTATGTTGCTATTGTAGTATGCTGGAGTTCCATCGTCAAGTGCTTCTTTCAGCACATCATTTAAGAAAAGTTGTTTGGTTTCTTCGTAGTTACATTGTCCTTTTGTTCTATGGAGGCTAAGTATTGTTCTGTTGCAGGATGCTTTGCCCCAAAGTTTAACATCGGCTTTGAGTTCGGGGCATGATCCATAATAATTTTTCCAATCTGACTCTGATTTAACTTTTCTAGATTTTCCTTTTGGTGTGCGGAAACTCCAGAAATACTTTCTACCAATATACGACTTACCAGTTGCAGTGCAGTGGATATGATAAACAAAACCAAAATGATCTTGAATATCAGAAGACTCAAAAATCTCTCCATTGAATCTCCAAGGATTCTCATAGCTCATATAGTAATCTTTAAGAGCTATTATTTATCCTTCAACCCTAACAAAGGTATTCTAGCAATAAAAAAGCACCCTGTCAAGAGGGTGCTTAATTTTATGTT